GTGTTCCTGGCCCCACCCTCCGTGAACTTTTCAGCCGTGCGCTGAGCCGGCCCATCTCGGATGCTCAGCGCACGTTGCGCAGTCCTCTGGCCTCATGCCGCGCGGATGATCGGGCTGATGCTTGTCGTCGCACAGCACGTATTGCTTGGTCCGCACATGGTCATGTCCAGGGTCCATGCCGAGTACGCATGCTGCGCAACCCTTGATCACCATGAGCTGACACGCCGCGGCGCGGGCTCCTCGACGAGCTGTGTTTTCTTCCGTGCGAGGTTGCAGGCCCGGCATGCGGCCCGACAGTTCGCCGGGTCGTATTTCTGTCCGCCCATGATGAGTAGGACGATGTGGTCGACGTGGCCGCCGATCAGGGGTGCCGTGTTTGTGCAGCCGGGTCCTTTGATGCGGCAGAGGTAGTGGTCGCGGGCGAGGATGTGGGCGCGGAAGTTGCGCCATCGGGTGTCTGATCCGCCTTCCCATCCTGCGCTCATGTCATCTCCTGGTCAGCCTGGTTCGATACCTGTGATCTTCAGTGTGACCTTGGTGTCGTCGCCTGCGGTGCGGCCGCGTTTCTCGCGTTGCTTGGCTGGGCCTGTGCGGCCTATCACGATGGTTCCGGCTTTGGTGCCGGACTCGACGCCTGTGACCTCGTAGGAGATGAGCCAGGTCGAGGTGAGTGCGGGTCCGGTGTAGGTGATTTCGGGGAGCCAGGTGACGGCACAGCCTGCTTCGCCGTAGCAGGTCTGTTCGGTGGTCTTGGCGGTGAGTTTGAAGTCGGTGGGCTTCGGTGCTTTCGCCGCGGTGGTGGTCGCGGCTGTGGTGGGTGTGGTGCCGGCTGTGGGGTTGTCGTCTGTGGTGAGGGCGCCGATGGCTGCGAATCCGATGCAGAGGATCAGGATGAGGCCGATGGCGCCGAGGATCCAGGTCATGGTTCGCCCTTGTTTGGGTGGTGTGGGCGGCTGGTGGGGCTGTTGCTGGTGTGAGTAGGTCATGACCTGTCCCTGGATCTTCGGGTGATGGGGCCATGACACTGTGCATTGGGTTGGGTGGGGTGGTCGAGGCTGGGAATGGTGCAGTCGGATGATCGGCGGCGCAATGTGGACGATCGGTCCAGTGGATGGTGAGGAGTGTCAGGCCGGCGAGGAGTGCGGTGATTGCTGCTGCGGCCGCGAAGACGGATATCAGGATGCCGACGGCGACGGCGGCGGCGATCCAGCGCCATCTGGTGCTCACGGCTCGATCACCTGCCCGTCTGTGCGCGATTCTGCGGCCTCGAAACTCCCGGTCGCACCCGGGACTACCAACGGGGCGGTTTCGCCGTCCTGGGGCAAGATGCGGCGGGCGGGCGGGGCGTCTCCGTCGGTGGTGGTCACAGCGGCTCCTTGAGGGTGCGGCGGATGGCGTGGCGTTCCTTGCCGGTCTTGCCGCCCCACACACCCCAGCTCTGGCCGGTCTCGACGGCCCAGACCAGGCATTCGTCGGTGACGGGGCAGCGGCGGCAGATGCGGCGGGCTTCGGTGGCGCCGTCGCCACCGGAGGGCGGGTAGAAGATCTCCGGGTTGACGTCGAGGCAGGCGAGGTCTTGGCGACGTAGGAACGGCGGCAGGTCGTGGGCGGCGGCGAGTTCGGGTCGCAGGCTCACGGCTCACCTCGGGCGAGTTCTTCGGCGACCAGTTCGCGGTAGCGCTCGGGGTGTTCGGCGGCGAGCCGGGTCGAGGCCCGGCCGCGGGCGGCGATTCTGGCGCGTTCGCGGGCCCGGACGTCGGGTCGTGAGCGCCACTCACGCATGTAGGCGTTGGCCGCGTCCCGGTCGCTCACGGCCGCTCCCGGGGGATGAGCGCCAGGTCGTAGCCGAGGGCGCGCACCTCGGCGCGGACCTGGGCGACGGCGTGTTCGGCGCAGGCGAGCGGGTCGCCGAAGAGCACGCCGATGCTGACGCCGAGGGCGTCGGCGATCGCGGCGACCTTGGCGAGGGCGGGTGCAGTCCTCGCCTTCTCGACCTGACTGACGGCGACGGCGGAGATGCCGAGCTTGGCGCCGAGTTCGGGTTGGGTGAGTCCGGCGGCCTTGCGCGCCTCGCGGACGGCGTGGCCGAGCTGGACGAGGTCGAGGGTCATGCGGTCCTCCGGTCTGGGATGAGCGCCAGCGTGTAGCCGAGGGCTCGGGCGTGGTCGATGAGGGCTGAGGCGGGGATCCGGCCGTCGTGCTCGCGTTTGCAGACGCCGGACCGTGACAGGCGCAGGCGTGCGGCGAGGCCGTCGGGGGCTCATGCCCGCGTCGGTGCGGATGCGCCAGAGGGTGTGGGCGATGCCGCGCCGGTCGGTGAGGTGGATGGGTCGGGCGCCGGCGGGGGTGATGTGGAGGCGTCGGGCGGCGGCTTCGAAGTCGGCGAGCTGGTCGCGCAGGTCGGTCATCGGTCCTCCGATTCGGCGAGGGCTTCGGAGCGGCAGAGCGCGCAGTTGTCGGCGGGCTGACCGCGATGGGATCGGCACTTGGGTGCGTTGCGCCGGCGTTCGGCGTCGGCGAGGTCCCAGTGGGCGCGGGCCCGGCGGGCTTCGGCGCACCGGCCGCAGGGGTCGTCGCTGGGTTGCCCGTCGTGTTCCGGGCATCTCGGGGAGGGGGGCTCTGAGGCCGCGTGCGTGCGGTCGTAAGTGGATCTACTAGAGCGCCCCCCTAAGAACGGGTCGGGTCGGGTCGGGGTTACGAACACATCCCGAACGTTCGCCTCCTGTTCGGGCGAACCGGATTGCGCCTGCGCTGCTCCTTTACGTCCGCTGCGCAGTTTCCGCATCCGTTCCCGAGCGGCCTTCCTCTCCTCTTCGATGATCGTTCGTTGCGGATTGAAGTCGCTCCAGTCGTGGAACCGGTAGCCGCCCCGCACCCTCTTCCACAGCCCCGCGGCGACCAGCTCACGCGCCAGCGTTGCCGAGTCCGGGAGCAGCCGCGGCAAGACGTGATCGGGAACGAGCCCATCGGAGAGGTTCGCTCCTGACCACGACCCAGCGACCACCCACAGCCCGAGCGCGGCCGGCGTCGCGGCAAGCACCTTGGGGTGTGAATGAAACGAGTCGTCCACTTTGAACCACGGCATGGGTCAGGCTCCGGGGTACAGGTCGAGCGGGACCATGCCGGGGTTGCCGAACAGGTTGGGCTTCATGTGCACGCGACAGCCAGCGTCGAGCGCCTGGACCACGATCCGGGCGACCCACTCGAACGGCGGCGCGAACGCGTCCACCGGGCCGTCGGGCTGGCGGGTGGCGGTCTGCGCGCCGATGACGACCCAGTCGAACATCGACAGGTCGTCGAATTCGAGCGGCTCCTTGAGCGGTTCCAGGCTGAGCCACTTCACCTTGACGCCGTCGATCTTGCGGAAGGCGTCCTCGGCGATCCGGACGCGCTTCTGCTCGTCGACCGAGGTGCCGACCCAGGCGTTCGGCGGCAGGTCCAGGCCGACGTAGCGGCCGGGGAACTTGGTCAGCAGCAGGTACTCCCACTCAGGGGTGGCCAGCATCGAGGCGTGCACCTGCTCGATCCACTCGTCGGGCACCCACCGGCCGTAGAGGTCGGCCATGGAGCACACGAACACGCGCCGGTAGGCGGGGTCGTCGCGGTGCGCCGCGGGGATTGTGGTGTTGGCGGGCGCGCTGAGGCGTTCGTGGTGGAACAGCGGGGTGAAGCCGGCCGGGAAGCCGTCGGGGAAGCGTGCGGCGATGGCGCGGGCGTAGCAGTAGTCGCAGCCGTGCAGGCAGCCGGTGACCGGATTCCACGACCAGGACGCCCAGGAGATACCGTCGCCGGTCGTCTCGTTGAACGTGGCCTTGGCCGCGGGCTTCGGGTAGTCGACTGCGTCGCCCTTGTGCGTGCGCAGCGTCAGCATCACCGGGGCCGGGCGTGCCGGCGGAGTCGGCTGCGGTGTGGGTGCCGTCGGGCGGGACGCCGGTGCCGGATCGGGCTGCGGTTCGGGTTCCGGCTCATCCCAGAGCGGCACGTCCGGCGTGGGATCCGGATCCGGCTGGGCGCCGTAGTTCTTGCCGTTCAGGCCTTGGATCGCCGAGCCTACTGACCCATTCTGCTGGGCGCTTGGATCAGTAGGCTCGGCGTCTCTCTGGGCGGTGCCATATCCGACGCCCGTGACGCTGGCGACCGCCCGGATCGACAAGCCGCCGGCGCGCAGTTCGGCCGTCACTTCACGCGGCAGTCGCAAATCATCTCCATCGCACATCGCTGCCCACGACTCGAATCCACGCGCCAGCCACGCGCGCCGCCGGTACGCGTCGATGACGCGCCGCGGTGCCTCGTCCTGGACGGAATGGATGTAGTCGACGAATTCCTTCGCCTCCGCCGCGTTCATGTCGGCCGAGCTAGATAGCAGGTCTGTCATGAGGCCTTCCCGTGGATCTCGCAGTGGCAGCCGTGGCAGACGGCGATCATGTTCTCGGGCACGTCGAACGTGCCCCAGGGCGGATAACGCAGATGGTGTGGCTCCGTCGGTGTCCGGTCCATGCACCGCTCGCACACGCCGCCGGCCCGCTCGAAGACCTGAGCGCGAACGGCCAGGAACCGCGGGTGCTTCAGATACTCCCGGTACGTGCGATAGGGCTGCTCGGGTTCCGGAATGGGCAGCGGCGTATTGACCTTCGCGTGCTGCTCGCCCTTGGACAGGTTGAGCCGGTCGAGGATGCGCTCGCCCTGTTCCGAGTCGAGGCGGTAGAAGCCGCGCCTGTGCCACTCGGGCAGGTTGACCCAGTTCGACCACAGCACGAACGTCCACTGCCACATACCGATCGGTTCGCGGATCAGAGCCACCCGCTTGTCGACGGCCCGAATGTGGTCGGCCAGGAACGGCCGACCGGGGTCGGCGCCACGGCGGCGCTTGTACTGGGTCGCGGCGACGTACGAGAGCAGGTCGACGCGGGGCAGGTACTTCGCGGCCTTGTTCAGCAGCTCGTGCGGGATCTCATCGCGGATCGGGTCGGAGTAGACGAGCCCGTACCGGTCGCCCTGGTGGCCGTGCTCGTCGAGCCACCGGGTAAACCCCTCCTGGCAGGACTCGACGTGGATCGGTGCGCTCTCCGGATCCGGTGTATCGAGCAGGTTGGCCGGAGTCCATAGGGCTTCGGCGAGCAGCGCCGCCTCGGCCGGGTCGCGCTCGTAGTGGAGCGTCTCGCTCGGGATTCCTGTGCGCGCAAGGATGTCCCGGGCGATCAGCGGACTGCCAGGGAACTGGCGCCCCTTGAACTCCAGGTGTCCGCGGCCGGCGAACAGGTCTACATACAGGTATGGCGATGTGGGCTGGCGGCGAAAGATGCCCTTGCAGATGTTGACGTGCATGCCGAGGATGCCGCGGAAGTCTTCCTCCTTCGCCTCGGTTTCGGCGCTGATCCATTCGTCGCCCATCAGGCTCTCTCCTCTTGCCTCGTGCTCTGCCATTGCGCATTGCGGCCCGGCCGCTATCGGGGACGGTTCGGGCCGTGTCAGGCGCCTCCCCATGTGGGCGAGCCGGATACCCACCAGACGATCAGCGCCGACACGACCAGCGTCGGCAGGGCGTCAGCGACGTGGGTCCACACGAGGCTCACTCGGCACCCGCGCTCTCGCCGGCCGCGCGCTCTTGCGCGTCTCTTTCGGACATCACCGGCAGCGTGTGGCGTAGGTCGCCGTCGCGTTCGGCGACGCCGCAGGTGCGGCAGTAGTGCCGCCCGTCCTGGTCGACGGGCACGGCCGGGTCGGGCGCGAACAGGTGCGGCCGGACGCGGGACTTCCCGCCCCGCGCGGTCACGGCGCGTCCCAATCGCAGACGCACCCGGCCACATGCCGGGTACGGCGGCGGTCACCAGCCAGCAGACCGGCCGCCGTGACCGCGTCGCAGTCGCAGTGGTGCTCCATCGCCAGGCCGGTCCGGGCATTGATCGGTGGGTCGTCAGCGTCAGAGCAGGTACAGAGGCCCTCACCCCGCTTTCCCTCGACGCGTGCCAGCAAGTCCCGCTCGACGATGGCGAGCACGGCGGCCAGCCCTTCGCGCACCCAGGCGTTCGAGCTCTTCGGGCCCGCGAAGGCCTCGACCATCTCGTCGGTCGGCTCGATCACCGGGCACCTCCGGCGAGGTCGAACAGGTCGAGCTGTACGGGCTTGGCCGGCGGCGGGATGACGTGCTGCCACAGGTCCGCAGCCACGTCCTGGCAGCGCCGCTCGACGTCGGCGTACCACCTGAACTGGGCGTCGCGTTCGTCGCGGTTCGGCGGGTCCTCGCCGAGCAGGTACCGCTGGTTGAGGCCCATATCCGCGGTGGTGACCTTCAGCCGCTCGGCGAGCACCGCGTCGGCGGCGGCGACCAGGGCGGCCGGGAAGGCTGCGCGGTCGGCGACGAGCTGCTCGACGGCGCGCGTGGGGATGACGAGCCGCTCGTATCGGCCGCCCGTGTCGGTGTAGCCGATGACGATGATGCGCCCGCCGCGGACGTGGTATTGGCCGTGGTCCATGGTGCCGCCGCGGCCGTCGTTGAGCGGGTGCCCTCCATTCCAGATGGCGGCGATGCGGGCGGCGTGCTGGGCGAGGTATGGCCCGCACGCCCACACGACTTCCGGGGTGACGGTGCGGGCGGTGTTGAGGATGCGGCCGGCCCGGACCCATTGCGGGCCGGAGCGCCGCCGCAGCCAGCCGGGCGTGCTCACAGCAGCCCCGCTTTCTGGAAGCCGGTGACGGTCCGGACCGGCCGCCAGCCGTCGCCGTGCCCCGCGTCGTCGTCGGGCTCTTCGCAGTCGCCGGGGCAGGCCACGTCGCCGCAGGCGCACACGTCGTCGCCTCCGTCGTACGGGCAGCCGGGCCGGTTGGTGCAGTAGCAGGTGCTCGGCGCGGTAGGCGGTCCGAGCGTGCAGCGCGGGATGTCGTTGGCCAGGGCGGTCATGAGTCACATCCGCACACGCCGTTGGCCGCCGGGATCTGGAAGCACCGGCCGCACGCGGGAGGGGTTGGCCTCGGCCGGTGCTCGGCCTGCTCCGGTTGGTCGCAGTCGGCGTGGAGCCAGCCGCCGTGGCCGCTCGCGCGGGCGTCGGCGCCGGGCTCGATGGTCTCGTCGCAGGCGGCACAGCGGCTGCGGAACCGGGCGGTGAAGACATCGGCCACGTCAGGCTCCTTCCCTGGGTAGCAGCGGCAGGTTCCACCGGCGGACCGCCACACCGGCGTCGGTCAGCTCACCCGTGTCGCCGAGCAGCCCGCGCTGGCGCAGGGCGGTGAGGACGCGCGGGTGTGCGCTGATCCGGTCACCGGCGGTGTGGGCGAGCAGGGCATGGCGCTGGGCACGGCTGAGCCACCGCCACACCTGCTGGGCGTTGAGGACCTCGACGATGGCCGGAGCACGTTCCTCGGCGACGCGGACGTGCCAGTCCGGGTGTGGTGCCTTGGCCACGTCAGGTCACCGCCCATTCGATCGCCGGGATGCATCGGGCGTCGATGACCTGCGTGCCCTGGCACGCGCAGGTGTCGACGTGCACCCGGTGCTCGTCGCGGAAGTGCTCGATGGCGCTTCGGATCACGTCCGGCAGGCTGGTGCCGTCCGCGTCGGCCCACCACTCCGGATGGTCCGTGCACCCCAGCTCGGCGCCGTTGTCCTGCGAGTCCGCGGTGATGTAGATGCTCGCCAGGTCAGCCACGCCGCTCACCCGCCCTCGCGCGCCGTTCCCGGCGCTGGTCGAGCGCGTGCCGGACGAGGGCGTACGGCATCAGCAGGAGCACGAGCAGCGCCACGTTGACGCAGCCCGGGTTGTGGTAGTCCCGGTCATCAGCCACGGCTCTCACCGCCCGCAGGCCGCGCGAGAGAGCAGATCATGCACGGGCACCCATCGGGATGCGTCGGCGCGTCAGCTACCTGCTGGCAATGCAGGAACACCGACGTGACGACGTCCTTGGCGCCCTGCACGGACAGGCGCTCGGCGGCGATGGCGTAGCGCTTCGAGCCGATGGCGGGCTTCGTCACCTGCACGGTCGCCGTCGAGCCGACCGGGAGGTTATTGAAGGCGACCGTGGCCTCGTCGTTGGCGAGGCCAGTGATCGTGAGGGCAACGTTGAGGCTTGCCGGATCAGCCACGGCCGACCCCCGCCCGCTTGCGCCACTCGGCGGCGTTCTGGAAGTCGAGACCAGCCGCCGCCGCGCAGCCTTCGTCCTCGGGGCGGTCGCCTACCATGAGGCCCATGTACGGCGGGTAGATCTCGCCGGTGTGCGCGGCCAGTTCGAGCGCCGATTCGATGAGCAGTCCGGCCTTGGGTTTGCGGCACCAGCAGCGGGCCATCTCCGGGTGCTTGGCGTCGGGGTGGTGGCGGCAGTAGGCGATCTTGTCGAAGAGGTTCAGCGCCTGTCGCTGTGTCTCGATCATCGCGGCGGCGACGTTCGCTTCGTCGACGATGCCGAGGGCGATGCCGCCCTGGTTGCTGACGCCGATGATCCGGCCGCCGCCCTGCCTCCAGCGGCGCATCATCTCGACGGCCTCGGGGAAGACGACGACGTCTTCGGGGCCGTTGACGAACCGGCCGAGCGCGTCGTCCTTGCCCTGCCGGACGGTGCCGTCAATGTCGAGGTAGAGCACGGGAACGGCACTCTCTTGTGAGTCAGCCACGGTCGGCCCCCGCCCGGTGCAGGCGCAGAGCCAGCCCAGCCGCGGCCACCGCGAGCTGCGCGGGGGTGAGGCTGGCCAGCAGGAAGTTGGTCAGGTCGACGTTGGCCTCGATGATGTCCACGCCGTCGAGCTCGGCCGCCTTCGTCAGTAGGCCGTCGACGGCGCCGGACAGCTCGCGGTCGAGGTCGGCGCGGAGAGCGGGATGGATGTCAGCCACGGCGGGCTCCCTTGCGTTTGCGGTGGAGGTGGTCGACACGGCAGTCCGGATCGACCAGGCACGGCAGCCGGCGCGGCGGCTTCGGCGGGGACAGCGCCCGGATCGGCGCGGGGCTGGTCATCTGCGTGGTCGGGCCGCGCTGCTCTTTGCGCTGTTCGACGCGGGCGCCCCGCGACGGGGTGGGGCGCCCGTGGGAGCGGCTGGTCACGTCAGCAGCCCTTCGCCCTCGTCGATCAGCGGGCGCTCGTCGGGATCGGCAGGCGGCTGCCATCCGGCGTCGATCAGCAGGTCACGGGTCGCCGAGCCCATCACGACCTCGGTGCGCTTCGACTCCATCCGGGTCGCGTCGTACACGCCCAGGTCGAGCGTCACGCGCGGCATGTGACCGACGCCCGCCGAGAAGTCGAAGGCGCGGACGGCGCCGCTGATGTCGTGGCCGTCGACCTTCACGGTTCCGGTGCCGCGGCTGGTCAGGTCTGCGGTGAAGCTCCGGTCGGGTCCGAAGATCTCAGGCATCGGAGCCACCCACGGCCGCACCGATGGCGAACCGGCCCGTGGCGGCGTCGCACCGGAACCGGCCCAGCACGGCGGGAGCCTCGGTCAGGTCACGCTCGGCGGCCCGGTTCACCTCGCAGGCGAACAGGTTCGGGCGGCAGGCGAGCGGGTGCATGATCGTCCAGCCGGTCTCCCGGACCTCGATGACGTGATCCTCGGCGATGACCTCACCGGACGGGTACTCGTGGACCCGGCCGTCCGGCGTGGTGTAGGTCGTCTCCTCGTCCATGTCGGAGACGTAGGAGTCGAATAGGTAGTCCAGCTCGTCGTCGGCCAGCGCCTGCTCGTACTCGGCGCGGTCGACTCGGAACGTGCGGGTGGCGACCGTGGTTGCCTTGATCTCGATCTCTTCGGTGGGCTCAGGCATCGGACTCTCCTTCGGTGCGGTGGGTGATGGACACGACCACCGGGATCAGCGGGTGCACATGGTTGTCAGCGGCGTCGGTGTCGGGCAGGAACCGGCCGTAGCAGGTGGTGCAGTACAAGGCGTCGTAGGTGTGGACCTGCCTGGCGGTCGGGGCGCGGTCGGCGTCGAGGACGGCGCGGACCTTCTCCTCGGCGGCGGCCCGGGCGTCGACGAGCTCGCGTTGCGCCTTGACCGTCGCGGCCAGTTGGTCGTTGGCACGGGTCTCGAAGTGGAGGCTCCGGGCGCGGACCTTCTCCAGCTCGACGCCGAGGTTGCGTCGCGCCTCCAGCTCGGTGCGCGCGGACGTCAGCTCGGCCTCCAGTGCCTGCTTCTCCTGGAAGCGCACGGCGAGGCGACGGGCCAGCGAATCGCGCTCGCGGGTGACGAGGTGCATCTCGGCCGCGATCTTGTCGGTCAGCTCGTTGGCTTGGTCGCGCTCGTTGCGCACGACGGTCAGGTCTCGCTCTGCGGCGCTCCAGCAGTCCCGGGCCTCGTCGCGCTCCTGCTCGACGGCAGCGACCCGAGCTCGGAGGGTGCGCAACACCGGATGCCCGGACCGGGGCTCCTCGCCCAGCTCGGCACGCGCCTTCTCGGCCTGGTCCTCGCACACCTCGGCGACGACGGTCAGGACCCGCGCCTGCTCCACACCCTGCGCGGCCTCCGACGCCTTCAGGTCGCACTCGAACTTCGCGCACGCGCCGGCACACTCCGGCGACCGGCAGCCGTCCCGCTCCCGCTTGTGCTGCGACTTCGGGTGGGTGCATTCGCAGATGTACTCAGCGGCCGTCATTGCTACTCCCTGCGAAGATCAGCATGATGAAGACGGCGCCGATGACCAGGCCCATGACCTCGACCGCGCTCACGACGACGCCTCGCAGGTGCCCTTGCGGCAGCGCCGCGCCGTCCGGTGCGAAAGCCACGCCCCGCAGTCCCGGCACGTCGGCTTGCCGTGGACGTGCCACATCAGGTGCGCCATGCCGCCCTTGACGGCGTTGTCGCGGCCCCGGTAGCCGACGATCGGGGTGTTGCAGTCCGGCTCGTAGCAGGAGACCGCCCAGGACGCGCCGATGCAGCAGACGAGGACCTTGCGGCCGTCGATGGCCAGCATGTGCTCGCTCTCGACCCGGCTCACGACGTCCGCCCCGGGATGACCGGCACCGACGAGCGCAACGGCAACACCTGCGAGCCCGGCGCCAGCTTGTGCCGCACCTCCAGCAGCGCGTTGAACAGGCGCACATCGCGGCCGTCACGACCCCGCTCCAACTCCGCCGACATCAGGGCGTCGATCTCCGCCAGCCCGGCACGCAACCGGCCCGTCAGATCCAGCAGGGCGCTGTCGCGTGCCGGCCCCAGCTCGACGTCCACGACGTCACGCGGCACGATCGGGAACTCGGCCGTGACCGGCTCCCGGTCCTTCCTCCACAAGCTCATCGGTTGCCTCCCCGGCTGTCGGATCCGCCGTAGCCCTTCAGCAGCGCCACGAACGCGGCGCCGGACATCGTCACGAAGCCGTCCGCCGGGGACGCCTTACCGCGCCGGTGATGCCACACCACGCCCACGTCCACGCCCGCGTTGGCGGCCTCCACGGTGGCCTCGTCGACCCATCCCGCCAGCGCCGTCGTCTTGCAGTTCTTCGCCTCGACCACCACGGGCAGCCCGGCGAAGTCGCCCTTGTCGGTGCTGCCGTTGAGGGCCCGCCGCTCGACGGCAGGCCAGCCCTCGGCGGTGAGGTACCGGCAGATCGCCGTCTCCCACGCGGTTCCCTTGTCCTTGGATGCGCTCATGACGGCTCACCGGCCGGCGGCTGCGCCATTGCGGCCTTGCGCTCGACCAGGGCGGCGATGACGGTGTCCGCCTGCGCGCGCGTCAGGTCGGCACTCGACTGCAGCTCGGGCAGGCCCACCAGCTTCGCGACGATCGCCAGCCGGCCGTCCCGGTTCGCATCCCCGTCGTAGCCCAGCTCCCGCCACAGGGCGTGCATGTGCCGGTGCTGGTCCTGCCCGACCGGGCCGTCCGGTTCCTCACCGGGCAGCGGCGGCCGGGCACCACGCGCGGGCTGAGTACGCCGCTGAGCAGTCCGGGCGGTCGGCTCCTCGCCGTCGGCCGGCGCCGCAGGCGCGTCCTGCTGGCGCGGTCGTGCGGAACTGCGCTGCGCGGTCCGCGGTCCGCCGTCCTCCGACAGCCGGGACTCGTCGTCCTCGTCGGCGGCGACACCCACGATCGCGGCGAGGCAGTACCGGCGGGCGTACGTGATCCGGCCGCCGATCATCTGGATGCCGCCCTCGCCGGAGATCGGGAACTCGCCAGTCAGCGACTCGCCGGACTCGTGCAGCAGGTGGTACCGGATGCACATCTTGCCGTCCGCCCCGGCGCCGGGCATGGCCACGAAGGACAGGCCGTTCTCCGCCAGTAGCGGCAGGATCGCGTCGGACAGGTTGGCCAGCGTCACGTAGCTGTAGGAGTAGGGCGCCTTCTTCGGGTCCTTCGGCTCGACCGTCACCGTGCGATCGCGCTCCAGCTTGGGCAGCTTCGCCTGAACCTTGGCCAGCGCGGCGGCGAGGCTCGGCGTCGGCGCGGTCATCGGGCCGACTCCTCGCCGGCCTTGGCCAGCACGTACCGCGAGGCCGTCGGCGGCACGATCACGTCACCGACGAGATCCCGCAGGCCGCCGACCACCCGAGCCACCTGGGCGACGTACAGGAAATCCCGGTGCACGTCGGCGTCGGTGTTCAGCGGCACGAAGCTGTAGCCGTTCGGCCGCAGGTGAATGCCCGCCGCGAAGTCCACCGGCGGCATGTCGATGACCTCGCCGGAGTCCGGCACGATCAGGAACTCGGCGTGCCGGTACGCCACCAACTGCAGGGCGACGTCGCCGAAGATGCCGGACTTGCTGGTCTTCCAGTCGCCGAGCAGCCGGGAGTAGCCGTCCTCGCCGCGCGGGATGTGGTCGTACTCCGGCATGTCCGGCAGCAGCACGTCGGCGATCAGGTCGCAGGTGCCGACGTACTGGTGGGTTTCGGAATAGACGACCGCTTCGACGTGCACCGGCCGGACGTCGAAGTCGTCGAGGAACTGCACGCACGCCTGCACGTAGCCGGTCAGCTCGTCGGGGACGGTGACCTTCTCGCCGGCGGTGAGCCGCTCAGCCATCGCGTGGACCGCGGTGCCTTTGTTCGCGGCGGCGTCGCGCTTCTCGTACCGGCCGCCCTTGATCTTCTTCAGGCGTTCCGAGTAGGACAGCCCGGTGAGGTCGTCCCAGTTGTCGACGGCGTACTCCGCGGTGGCTTCGCCGGCCCAGTTGAGCAGGGCGGGTTTGGGCATGCCGTCACCGACGATGGTGGTGACGCCCTTGACGCGTTCGCCGGTGTCGGCGTCGAGGTAGTAGTGGCCCTTGGCGGTGTTCTTGCGGACGATCTTCACGCGATCTCCAGGGAGTCGTTGGGGGTGCGGGCCGATCCGGCCGCCGCCGCGTGCCAGGCGATCGGGGCGTCGGTGAAGGCCTGGACGATCCGGATCGCCCGGACTTCCTGCCGGGTGGTGACCGGGGCGGACGGCTGCAGGTTGACCTGACTGCCGGGCCCGTGGGTCATGGCGACGGGGATGCCCTGGGCGTCGAGCTGGTCGACGATGGCGTCGGCGTCTGCGTCGGTGACGTGGTGGGCGATGACGCCGACGGTGCGGGACCGGCCGAGGCCGAGGATGCCCGGCGGCGGGTAGACGACGGTCCTCATCGGTAGATCCCGTCCGACGGCACAGCCACCTTGATCGCTTCCCAGTCCGGGCACTCGACGCCAGCGACCTGGGCGACCTGCGCGCAAAGCTGGCGGTAGGCCTCGGCGCGGCCGTTGCACTTCTCGTAGTGGCCGCTGTCGGTGGTGCATCGCGCGGAGACGATGCACTTGCGGTACTCCTCAGCGGCCCACCGGATCACGCCCTCGATCTGGGCGCGGTGTGCGCCACGCTCGCGCTGGAGGCGCTCGACCCGTTCGGCCAGCGGGTCGCGGTCGAGGTACTTCAGCTCCATGGTGTTCAGGTCGCGGGTCACGCGTCGGCCCTCCGCACGGTGTAGAACACGCCGGTCTCGCTCGTGCTGCGCCGCGCCGCACGCCACGCGCACGCCTCGGCCTGCCACTCCCACCGATGCCCGCACACCCGCTCGTCCGGGAGGTGGCTGCACTGGCGCAGCACCCACCACTTCACCGACCTCACCGGCGTCACGGGGGTGACGCCGAGGTCGGTGAGGAGCTGGTCGCGGTCCTGGGCGACCTCGGCCGGGTCGGGCAGGGCGTGCTTCGCGGCGGTCACTCGGTCACCGCCGGGTCGTCGTCCCGGTCCGCGTCCGGACGCAGCGACCGGCACAGCGGCGACGGTGCATGTTCGGGGGTGCCCTCACCGAGCCAGTCGCAGCGGCATCCCGTGCCGTAGACCCGCATTCCCGCCGGGAATGCGGCACGACCCCGACGGGCGTGGCGCTGCACGATGGCCTCCAGCTCGGACTGCTGCTCGGGCGTGAGCTTCGGCGCGGAGACGATCAGCTTCGGTTGGACCGCCGCGTTCAGCCCGGCCGCCATCGCCTGCGCCTGCGCCCAACGGGCGGCGGCGTCCGTAGACGGGTCGCCGTCCTCGACGTACAGGTCATCCCACAGGTCGATGACGTCACCCGAGCGGCAGGTTCGCGGCAGGGAGTCTTCGTCGTCCTTGTCCGGGAGCGCGGTGCCCCGGCGGATGGAGATATCCACTTCATCGGACGGGATCAGTTCGGCAAAAGGGTCGTCGCCCCCGATGACTTCACCGTGCAGGGACAGAACGGCCTTCCATGGGCCGCGCAGGTGCTCGGCGTTCGGCGCGGTCATCGGACGACCTCGCTCACGGTCACCGCGACCACCAGCAGGCCCGCCTGCGCGGCGATCATCAGGACACCGGCGGCCACCGCCAGCAGCAGCGGCCACACCGGCATCACCCGGTGACGGCCACGGCCGAACAGCGGCTTCACCACCTCGGGCTGCGCAGGCTGGTAGACGGTCGGGGCGGCGTGACGCGGCACCGACGGCACCGCGTCGACGGGCAGGACCAGGGTTTCGCCGGCGGACAGCCGCGCCAGCTCGGCGACGCCGACGGGCCGGTAGAGCGGCAGCTCGCCGGTCGCGTCCGGGCGGCGCAGGACGGGCGGGTGGGTGCGGTAGGTGGACACGTCCCGGGTGGTCGTGTCGGTGTTGCTGATCGTGCTGGTCATCTGTATGTCCCTCGTGCGCAGGTGCGGGTGGTGGGGTGGGGCCGCGGGCACTCCCCTGCCCGCGGCCCCGGATGCCGGGTTCCGTGGCTGCCCGGTCCGGAACCTCGGCGGTCGGCGGCCGGACCGGCTTGCAACCGGGCCGGACGCCGAGGTCTCAGGCGTCGACCGGGTTCGGGTAGTGCTCGGCCGACTCTTCGAGGCCGAAGAAGTGACGCTGGTAGGCCGAGCGGCAGCTCTTGCAGTCGACGACGTCCCAGTCCTCGCCCGTGGCGTAGCCATGCGCGGCCGGGAGGTCCGCAACGGGGATGCCGCACGCCGTGCCGCCGTCGGCCACGTGGTGATGGACAGGCACCGGGCAGTCGCCGGAGTGCCAACCGCGGGCGAGGCCGGTCGCCTTGGACGGGTCGGCCTGCTGGGCGTCGCAGGTCGGCGTGCACTCCGGTCCGTCCGGGTCGGTGACCAGATCGCGCGCCGCCAGCAATGCCGACTCGGCCAGTGCCTTGTCCGTGCCGGGAGCGACGATCACCTCGTGCTCCGTCCAGCGGGGAATCCACTCGGTCGCCCGTGGCGTGCCCGCCAGGTAGTCGAACGACCACGCCCGACCGAACCGGCTCGCGAGCATCGCCTCCCGGCACGCCTCGTACGTCGGCGCGACCACGGTCGCGTAGTGGTCGAGCAGCCGCTTGCCGTCGCGGGGATCGGTCTGGCCGTGCCCGAAGGAGAAGTAGGTGACGACCGGCGTGGTGCCGGCCAGCTTGCCGCGAGACTGGTCGGCCGCCGACGTGAGGCCGCTCGCCGGCGCCTCGGCCTCGTCGCGCTCGTAGGCCGCGTACGCGTTGTCGCGCTGCTCGTCGGCCGTGTCACCGACGATCAGCCCAGGCTCGTCCGGGTCGGTGACCAGCGCGCCGCCGTCGGTGAGCGGCACGATGGTCAGGCCCTCCTTGTCGGCGAAGCCGTCATGCGCCGGGATCCGTCCCTCGGGCGTGACCTCGTCCGGCTCGCGGGAGAAGCCGTGGCCGGTCGGGTCCGGCTTCGGCGCGGCCTTCTTCGGCGAGTACGCCGACCAGACAGCGGTCAGCTCACCGTCACCAGAGGACGGCGGCCACTCGACGGCATACTGGCCGAACCGGTCGGTGGTCTCGACACCGAGCGCCTTAGCAACCTCGTCGACCAGCCCGGCGTCGCTACCGAAGCCGAACCTCACGGTCATGTCGTGATACCGGCCGGGCAGCGGCAGCTTCTTGTCGCCGATCAGCACCGCCAGCTCACGCAGGCGCTCCGCGGCCAGGTCTCGGCGCGCCGTGTCCTTCGCGGCCTGGACGGCTTCGTCGGAAGCGATCCGGACCGGCATGTCGGCGGTCAGGCGGCAGTAGTCCGGCTCGAACCGGTCGCCGTAGGACACCATCACCGAGACGGCCTCGCGGCCGGCGGCTCCGAACGTCTTCGCGATCAGCACCTCGCCGACACCCTCGGCGTCGGGGTGCAGGTCTTCGGCCATCACATAGTCGCCGGGCTCCAGTTCGCCTGCGGGCTTGGACGCAGGTACGGTCTGGGTTGTCATCGATCTGGGCCTTTCTCAGAGGGAACGGTTGATCGGTGGGCGTGCGGGCCGTCCTGGAGCTGAGCCGGGACGGCCCGCCTTACGTCAGTCAGGCGGCGTCGGCCTCGGCGGACCCGGCGGAGGCTTCGGGGGCCTCGGAGTCGCCGGACGCGGCGGAGTCGGCCTACTCACGACGGCCCCAGCACGCCCGGCCCGGCCCCTCGCCTGACGCCGGTGCCATACGGCTCAGTGATCGCGCGACGCGGCGAGGGACCGGAGTTCGCGCCTGCACCGGGAGCCACCACAGCACCGGTGCTTTCACGCGCCGCTCCGCCAAGAGCGACGGCAGAGCCGGGCGTCGGCTCCTCACCCGTGTCCAGACGGGTGGTCTTCACCGGCGCACCGACCGGCAAGGTCGAGACCGCCGCCAGCCTGCGCAGCGCGTGCTCCACACCGGCGACCGCGTGGGCCAGCCACAGGCGGTGCACCAGCACCTCGGCGTTGACCTCAGGCCACGCCAGCAGATCCGGCTCCGACGCCGGATCGACGTCGCGGGACAGCACAGCCAGGAGCTGCGCGCCCAGGACCTCGGCGTCGCGGATCACCTCACCGAGGCGGGGCAGCGGGGCGAGCGGGTTGATGCCCGGGACGGCCGACGGACAGTGCGCAGCGGCAGCCGTCCCGGGAGTAGGAGGAGTGTTCACGCCACACCGGCCAGGTCGATCTCGCCGAGGTCGTGGCCGTCGGCTTCCCAGGCCTCCGCAGCCGTCGCGCACTCCGGGTGCCGGTCCATCGCGGCGCCGATCAGGTCGAGCATTTCGACGGTTTCACGCAGCCGCTCGTCCTGGCCGGCGAGGTCGGCGCGCAGCTCGAAGATCATGGCGCGGGACATCCCCCACCACGCCTGCATCTGCCGGCCGACGATGGCGCCGTCATCACTGGCGCGCATAGGCCGGGAGTACGCCGTCGTCTTGCGGGTCCGTCGCCCGTCCTTGCGGATGTAGGTGACGAGGTTCATGTCCTTGAAGACCTCGGTGTAGTCCTTGGCCGCGCCGCCCTGTGCCCACCGCGCCACGACCTCGCCGGCCCACGGCTCGTCGGTGTCGATGGCCTCGTAGACGCGCCGGGCGATGGCGGCGCTTATCTCGTGCTTCGGCCTGTTCTGCTCCTGGCCGGATTCCACGAGCTGGCGGACCAGATTCCAGTAGGGCTCGTTCACCGCATGCCTCCGGTCACGACGCGAAGCCCGGACGACTGGCGGCGATGTGCCGCCGCGACCTGTTCGCACCAGCGGTTCATCTCTTGCAGGAAGGGGCGGATCGCATGGTCGAACTCGACCGCGTAGACCTCGGCGACGCGCTCAGGCTCGAACTGCCAGATGTCGTCGGAGCGGGCCAGCACGGCGGAGAAGTTCTTCCTGAACCGCGTCACCGTGCCTTCCATCTCGGCGTCCAGCTCGTCATCCAGCTCGGCGAGACGGTCGGCCGGAAGTTCGTCGGCTGCCTCGGCGGTGTTCTCAGCACCGTCGCGGCTTTCGCCTGCTGCGCCAACAGCAGGCGGGAGGCCGGCCGACCGGCCCTCACCCGAGGAAGGTTCCGGGTGGTCTGTGGGCTCTGGCAGCCGAGGCTTGGCCCGGGGCTGCTCGCGACCCAGCGCGTCCGGGCGGGTGGCCGGGCCTTCACTCTCCGCGTTATCAGAATTGATGACGTCTCGAAGGTCACCGGATACGGTCGCCTGCGACACCCCGAGCGTCTCGCTGATCTGCTTCTGGCTCAGCCCCTCAGCGGCCAGTCGGGCGGACAGTTGTGGCCGGTCGGCGCGCGGCACGATCACTGCGGCGCCGCTGTATTCGGCCTCGCGCATCTCGTCCCATGACTGATAGCCGAGGGAGATCCAGGCGCGGCCGTTGATCTGCCGCACGATCTCGTTGGCCGCAGCCTCCAGGCCGCGCTTGGTCTGCTCGACGGACTCGCGTGCCTGCTCAGCCGTGAGGTCCGATGCGACGGTAGCGACGTCCGTCATGACGGACGCTCCAGGCTGAGCGCGTAGTTCTGTGCGTGGTCGGCAGACTTGTTGCCCGCCTCAATCCCGGCCTGTCCGAGGACGTACACGACGACGGCCGGACTTGCATCGGCGTACCACAGCTCGATTGCGCTCCACATCTCGCCACGCGAGGCCCGGCGCAGCCCCGGCCCGCCATCCTCGGATGGGATCCAAGAAGCGATGTAGCTCGTGAGGAGGCCGGTCAGGTAGCCGAGCCCGAACGCTGACTTGTCCGGCGAGCGTCGGACCACGACCGCGTCGAGCATCTTCGCGAGTACGGGCTTGGCGTCCTCGGCGGCGATCATCGAAATCAGGTCGGCGAGCGCCAGCGACGCCTCGCGGTGGCGGAAGAAGAGCTGCATCTCGGTGGGCACGTTGGGGCCGGTTCCGCACGGGTAGTCGGTCATGCCACGCGCTCCGCCGGGATCAGATCCGAGACCGGAACCTTCAGCGCCGTGGCGATGTCGGCCAGCTCGTTGATCGAGATCGGGGTGGCCCCGGCAAGTCGCCGGTGGAGCCACGCCGTCCGGACGTTGAGGCGCGCGGCGAGGTCGACCTGGGTGACGCGTTCTCGCGCCATGACGGCGCGGACTTCCGCGGCCGCCGCATCCTGGTACGTTGGGATCTCGCTCATGGGTTGAACATTCTCACGCCACACGTTAGATGTCAACATGACGTGGTCACATCTCTCCGTGACCTGTTGACTATCACCCCGTGTGTGAGCAACTATGCCCTTATGACGATGGCGCACACGGGGCGTGAGGTTCCGCTCAACACAGGCGTGGCTGCGGAGATCCGCGCATGGATGGGCCGCAACGAGAAGACCCAGGCAGAGATGGCCAGGCTGCTCGGCGAAAACGAGATGTGGGTCTACCGCCGGATCCGGGGCAAGCAGCAGATGACCCTGGCGGACCTACAGCGCATCGCTACCGCGCTCGGCGTCTCGGTGCTCGACCTGCTCCCAGCCCAGGCGTCCCGACCCACGGGACGGGCGGGCGGCGGATTGAGCCAAACGATAGTTCGGGTTGAACCAGATCTTCGGCCGCGCACCGGCAGCCATGTGGCCACCCGGACCGGGCCACTCAGCCACGGCCGGCGCGACACCACCCGACCGGTATCCGCCATCCCGGCAAACCTGCGCAGGCCCTCACCCACCAGGCCACCCGCACGGTCGACGCCCAGGCGAGAGCCCTGAGACCACGATCGAGTGACCACCTCAAGCGGGCCCCGGCCAGTGTCGCCACACCACCCGGAGCCCTTGACCGCAGAGGAGCTGCGACCCATGGACACCGTAACCACTCGACCGGCCCACGGGATCAACCTCATCGATGAATACGCCCAGCATCTACGCGACCTGTGCCGCGCGGCCAGCACCATCGGCACCTACCTCGACGTGCTCCGGCGCATGGACCGCGACCTGCCCTACGGGCTCGTCTCCGCCAACCACGACGAGCTCAAGGCGTGGATCTACGTCGACGGGCACGGCAAGGCCTACCGCAAGCTGTGCCGCACCGTCGCCCGCGGCTTCTTCGGCTGGGCCTGCGACCCTGCCTGCGAGCACCTGGACTTCAACCCGGCCGGGATGCTGCCCCGGGTCGCCGCACCGAAGGGTCGGCCCAACCCGGTCGCCACCGAGCAGAAGATCGACATCCTCGCCCGCGCGGCCCGCCCCTACCGGGACTGGTTCCTCATCGCCGCGCTGGCCGGCGCCCGGTGTACCGAGATCTCCAACCTCGACCGGGAGCACATCGGCGAACGGCGCACCCTGCTGCACGGCAAGGGCGACAAGCAGCGCCTGGTGCCGACCCACCCGGTGATCTGGGAACTCGCCCAGCAGTTGCCGCCCGGCCCGGTCGCGGTCGAGTACCGGGGGCGGCACCGAGGTGAGCGGCTGACCCGGGAGCAGATCAGCCACCGCGGCAACTACCGGCTGCAGAAGACCCTGGGCCTGGCCGGGGTGCACATGCACCGGCTGCGGTCGACGTACGGCACGGAGGCGTACGCGACGACCAACAACCTGCTGGCCGTGCAGCAGCTCTTGGGCCATGCCTCGCCGGCGACCACGCAGATCTACGTCGAGGTCGGCGACGAGGCGATGGACCAGGCGGTCGCCGGGATGCGCGCCGCCTAGAGCCGGTTGGCCCGGCGCTGCTTGCGGGCGACGGGCCCGCTGTTGCGCGGTTCGGCGGCGGCCGGGCCGCCGGTGGTGGCCACCTCGATCCGGGGTTCCCGGTTCGGGTCGAGGTGGTCGGGCCGGTCGACGACCAGCACGCCGATGTCGCGGCGGGCGTACGCCTCCTCGACCTCCTCCCAGGTGCGGGCGATGCCGATGACGGTGTAGCCACAGCGGGCGCAGTAGGCGTGGCAGCGGGCGAGGGCGTCGGTGTAGTGGCCGGCGGACAGTAGGGCGATGGGTATGTAGATGACGGCGGTGATCACGTGGTCTTCCCCCGAGTCGTGAGAGATCTTCGAGTTAACCGCCCGGTAACTGCAGAATGCATCATCCGTTACGGCATCGGGTGGGTGGTCCGCCGCTCCGGGCTCGGCCCTCCCGCCACACCCGCATCACCCATCCGGCCCACATTGGCCACGGCCCGTTGTGATCTAGCGACTCAGCGCGAACACTGCGACCGCACCCTCCACATGCGAAGGACACCGTGATGACTCAGCCGCCGATCGTCCCCGGCCAGCCGCAACCCACCCCCTACGCGTACAGCCCACCGCCGCCCGGAGGCCCGCCGGCGCAGGCGGCGAAGTCGAAGACGGCGTTCTGGCTCCGCGGCCCCGGCATCATCCTGGTCATCGTCGCCGTCGGCCTGGCCCTCTTCGGCATCGTCGCGCTGACCGGCGGCCTGAAGGCCGGCACGGCCGCCGACGACGACCTCAGCGTGACCATGACGTCGTGCGAGTTCACCGGCTCGGACTCGCTGCCGTCGGCGAAGGTCGGCCTCACGGTCACGAACAACGGCGACCGCACCCGGTCGGTGACGATCGGCATCGAGTACCGCGACAGCAGCGGAGCCCGCATCGACACCGACACGGCGCGGGTCCGCAACGTCGCCCCGGGCGATACGGTCCGGACCGAGGAGACGACGCTGCTCGACGCCGGCGCGCCGACGGGCCGGTGTCAGATCACCAGCATCCGCTGAGTCAGCTCCGCGCCGGCTCGACGTCGAGCGGGTGCTCGCCGTGGGGTCCGCGCCATCCGCAGGTGCCGTCCTCGGGGTCCGGGGTGCCGTAGCACCGCTGCCCGGGCACGTGCGGGGTGGCCGCCGTTGCGCCGGTCACGGACGGAGGCGTGTGCAACAGCTTTGGCGCCAGCGAGAACCCGCCGTCGGCCGGCCGCACGTAGAAGTCGCGGACGGCCCGGTACGGCTCGACCACGACGCCGTGCAGCAGCACCCACCCGCCCTGGTGCTGCTGTACGTCCCGGACGTCCATCACGAAGTCGTACTGCCCGCCGGGCCACAGGATCGTGACGCGCTCGCCGCGCGCCGGTAGCCCGGCCATCACGCACGCCCCGACCAGCGGCGGCGCTCGACGTCCCGCCACTGCTGCGCGTACTGCCGACCGGCGGTGTAGGTGACGGCGGCGGCGCGGGCGGCGCGCTCGCTCACCGCGCGCCGGGCCCTCTCGGCGGCGCACGGGTATGCGTCCATGCCGCACCGGCAGTACGTCCGCCATGGCGCCCACCAGCGGTGGCGCTTGCCGTGCGTCGGATACGGATCTCTCATCGCTGTGCCTCTCACCCTGAGGCCGCCGGCGGATGTCGGCGGGACAGCGGGCCGGGGCCGCGGGTGGCCGCCCTTGGGTGAGGCCCCGGCCGCTATCGCCAGGAATCTTACGCACAGACATGTCGTGGTGACAGGTGATGAACCATAAGTCATCCCGTCAGGTAATCGGCACATAGCGTCCGAGTCATGGCAGATCGGCGGATCCCGCGGCTCATGGGTCAGCAGGAGATCCGTGAGAGGTTGGGCTACTCCCGCCAGCACACCGCGGTGCTGATCAACGCGAAGGGCTTTCCGGACCCGGCCGTCGATTATCTGGCGATGGGGCGGATCTGGCTGGCTGAAGACATTGAGGCGTGGATCAAGGCGCGGCGGCCGGGGCTGGCCGAGGATCCCGAGGGCGAATAGGGCCGGGCCGAGAGAGCGCTCTCTAAGCCCGGCGTGCCCGGGGGCGCCACCCCCGGGCGGGTTACCGCCGGACCGGGCGGCGGCGGTAGCGGCGGGCCGTGTTGTAGAGCTCCCATGCCAGCTCCGCGTCCCGGAAGCCCCGGCGCATCCGGAAGACGATGTACTCGCTGCGGCGCATCTTGCGGCGGCCTCCGCGGCGGCGGATCTCGGTGGGGCTGGCGAACTCGGCGGCGACTCCGGCCAGGCCTTCGTTGGCGAGGATTTCCTGGTGGGTGGCTTTCTCGGTCCGTGTCATCGTCATCTCGATCTCCCCTGTCTCGTTCTCCCTTATGTAATAAGTGTACCCCCACGAACCCAGGCAACGCAAGAGGTGGAGCGAGATTTCTGGGGGAACATTAATGCTTGCGCCCTGGGGGTTGGTGGGGGTACAGTAAGGGCATGAGCGAGACAGGGAAGCAGCCACCGGGGCGACCGGTCACCACCGGAACCACACCGAAGCGAGGCATCCGCATCGCGGACGACCTGTGGCTGGAGATCACCGAGACGGCCAAGGTCGAGGGCACGGACGCCGCCAGCCTCACCCGCGCCTTCTACGCCTGGTACCTGCGCAGGCCCGGCGCCAAGCTGCCGCAGCGGCCAGACCTGGCGGCCGGGCGGTGAGCGCGCCAAAGGAGCAAGGGACGAGGGTCCCTCTGGCTGCCCGGCGTACCGCCGTTTACCGGTTCTACGACCCGGAGGGGCAGTTGCTCTACGTCGGCATCGCGGACGACGTGATGGCCCGCTGGAGGTGGCACTCGAAGCACTCGCCGTGGTGGCCGCTGGCCGCACATGCCGATGTCGTCTGGCGCAACAACCGACAGTCCGCAGAGGTCGAGGAGACGCAGGCGATCCGCAGCGAGAGGGCGGTTTGGAACGTCGCCAAGACCGGCGTCACCCCGAAGCGCAACGTCCGCATCGGCGACACCTGGACGCAGGGCGAGGCCCTGGCCAAGCAGCTCGGCGTATCACGATGACCGCCTACGTCGAGGAGGCGTTGCGGCGCGAGAACGCCCGAGTTGAGCGCGCCACACGCCGGGCGGGGTGATCCGGGCACAGCGAAGCGCCGCCCCACCTGAGCCCGGAGGCTTCAGGTGGGGCGGCGCGATGGTGCTTGGCGGGGGCAGGGGCCCAGGGTCGGCCAGCGTGTTCCGGCGCTCTGCGCACCGTAGGTGAGCCGGTGGCGACCCCTGCCGTCCGTGGATCAGGCTACGGCATCACACTGCGCTCGGGCTGTCGTCGGCGCCGAACGGCGCCGACACGATCGACGTCAGCAGCGACAGCACCGCCGCGCCACCCGCGACCCCGGCCGCGAGCGGCAGGTCCACGTTGATGACGTTGAAGCCGCCGTCCAGGGCCCACAGCCCCAGCAGGGCCTGCGCGGCACTCTTCGCCGCCCTCTCGGCGGCCTGCTTCCAGAAGCTTGCACTGAGCATGGTCAGCCCTCCTCGGGCGTGAAGGTGAGCGTGTACGCCTTGCCGACGTCGAACCGGTCGGCGACCGCGCCCTTGAGCGTCATCGACAGCGACAACGACGGGGTGTAGAGCGACCACTCCTTGTTGCGGCCGTCGGCGTAGTCGGGCAGGAAGCTGACCTGCACCTGACGGTTGTCGCCCTCGCCACTCTCGTTCTTGAGGTGGCAGGTGACCTTGGCGGTAACGGACATGGCTACTCCGATCTTGGGATGCAAGGAACGGGCCGAAGGTTCGGCATACGGCCCGGCTGTACAAGGAACGCCTCAGCGGGTAAGCGCCACCGCGACCGCCACACCCAGCGACGCCAGCGCGATCAGGATCGTCAGCGAACTCAGCGGCCAGCGGGTCCGCTCGATCGCCCGCAGCCTGCCCTCGTGATCCAGCAGCTTGTCGTGCGCACCGACCAGCGGCCTCAGGTCCGCCTCGTGCTCGGCGATGATCCGATCCGCCTGATCCGCGCGGGCCAGCGACGAGTCCACCCGCGACGTCAGCGTGATGATCTGCCGGTAGATGTCGGCCAGCGTGATGACCACACCGCTGCCTGAGTCGGGCGTGCTGGTCACGTCGGCGAACCGGCGGCGAGCTCGCGCAGCGCGCCGACGATCGCCGCCTGCAGCTGCTCTGCCGTGACCGGCGTGTCCGCGGGCAGGGTCGCCGCTGCTAGGGCTCCCACCTGTGCTGCGAGGGCGTCCACCCGGTCCCGGACCTGGTATGCCACTGTCGCCGCGACCACCGCCCGGTTCAGCGCGTACGCCGGGCCGAACGTCGGGTTGCCCTTGAAGCCGGCAGGGTCCGGGTTCTGCACACCGCCCGGCTTGACCTTGCCGGCCGCGTCGACGCCCGGGTCGTGGGCCAGGACCGCCACGGCCAGGGCCTCGCGGCCCGCCGCGGACTTCGCCCACTCGGTCATCCAGGCGGTGAACTCGGTCTTCGTCACGTCGTCCTCCTCGAGCAGCCCGAACGGGCCGTGCTTGTTCCAGTAGTAGGCGAGGTCACGGACCTCGAAGTGCGCGTGCTCGGTGTGCGCGTTGGTCCCGCTGTACGCCCGCCACGTCCAGCCCCACGACCGCGACGCGACCCGCCGATTCCAGATGACGTTCTGCAGCCGGTCGTCGACACCGGACCGGTGCCGGGTCACCACCACGGCGACGATCTCGTCGAAGGTGCGCCCCGGCCACGGGCCGGTCCTGTCGCAGTCGAACGCCCGGACGGCGCCGGCGCTGTTCGGGTTGTGCTTGCTGGACGTGGCGGCGTGCGCGGCGTCACCGATCGTGCCGTCCGACCGCTTGTCGCGGTCCGGGTTCAGCGTGTTCAGCTCGGCGCGCAGGTCGACCAGCGCCGGCGCCAGATACCAGTCGGCAGCCATCAGCGGATCACCCCGCGCTGCACGAGCTGGGCCAACAGGTCGGCGTTGCCCTTCTGCACGGCCTCGGCGATGCGGGCGTCGAGCTCGCCGTTGACGCGCCGGCCGATGGTCTCCAGCGTGGACGTCTGCGCGGTCGTCTCCGCCTGGAGCTGCTCGACGCGGCCGGACACGCCGCCGGCGACCGCGGCGCCGCCGCCGATGCCGCCCAGGATGCTGACGACCGCGATGATGGCGGCCGAGTCCCAGTCGGTGAACGCGGCCAGGCCGGTCGTGACCGCGCCGAGCACGGCGATCAGTCCGACCGCCTGCCAGGTGAGTGTCTTCACGGTGCGCCTCCTCAGGCGGTCTTGATGGTGGTGAACGCCGAGCCGGCCTGCACGTTGGTGTTGTTCGCGGACGAGGCGTTCTGCGCCCACTGCAGGGACAGGTTCCCGGCGACGGTGACGACAACGCCCTTGGCGACCTCGCGGACGACGGAGTACGCCCCGGACGTCGACGAGTCGTAGATGGCGTCCTGGGTGTCGGAGACGTAGCCCCGCAGGGTCACCTCTGCCGCGTCGTTCGGGGCTGCGGTGTTCGCCGAGCCGGGGCCGATACAGGCGCGAGTGGTGGACGCCCACGTGCCGGTGAACGCCCACCGCGTCTTGATCTTCTGCGTGGTCGTGGTGGACAGCGTGTAGAACATCACCAGCTCGATGTCGTACGTGCCGATCTCCAGGGGGATGCTCACCAGGTGCGTGTCGTCGGCCAGCGTCGTCGTGGTGTTCCGCGACTCGACCGCCGACTTGGTGTAGGTCAGCGGGATGGTGGCGATGATGTCGTTGATGTCGGACGCGTAGATCGGATCCCCGGCGAAGACGGTCACAGCGCGTACCTCCCTGGCGTGGCGACGTGGATGGGCTCTCCCGCGTCGATCGTCTTGCGGACGCCGTCGACGCCGCGGGTCACGGTGGCGGCCTGGTCGTAGGCGCCGGACACCAGCGACGCCGCGCCCATGCTGGTGACGGTGGACCGCTGCCCGGCGATGACCACGTCGTACGGGGTGCCCGCGGTGGACCACAGCTCGAGCTCGTTGACGGTCCGGAACGTGACCGCGGTGTCCGCGAGCCCGAGCGCCGTCTTGACCGTGGTCGACGCGGAGTCGTAGCGGGCCACGCCGTCGTCGTACTCGCCGCCGGCGAACTGCTGATCGGGGGCGCAGACGAACACGATCCGGCGCGCGATCGGCCAGCCGATCGTCTCCGTGTAGCCGAGCACGTGCAGCCGGATCGTGTACTCCCGGAACCCGGTGATCTCGATGACGTCGCCGATGTCGACGGCTTCGACCTCGGCCAACTTCGACGCGTCCAGGGCGGCGAGGTTGACGGTCACCTGCGGGAACCGGGGCAGGTTCACCGTGCCGCGCCGCAGCCACCAGTTCGCCACCTGCGGCAGGGTCGTCTTGTCGTCGAGGTTGACGTCGACCCGCTGCTTGTACTCGCCCGCACCGTCCGGCGGCGCCTGGCTGCCCAGCGGACTGGTGGAGTCCTCGGCGGTCGCCTCCAGGCCCTGCCGGTCGGCGGCCGTCACGATGTTGTGGGTCCGCAGGTCGTCGGTGACCTCGCGGGGCGGCGCGGGCAGATCCTCGGGCGTCAGCGTCAGCGCGGGCGTCAGGTTGTAGCGGTCGACCCGGCACAGGAAGAAGATCGCGGCGTCCGTCCGCAGGTCGTAGATCAGCCCGTCCTCGGTCTGCTGGATCTCTTCCAGGTGCTCGGACAGTGTGGCCACGGGCTGCGCGCCCATCGGCATCGACAGGGCCCAGTTCGTGCTGACGTAGCTCGTGATACCCGCAGCCGTGAGCAGCCGGTAGAAGCGCTCGGCGGTGCGCTCTCCGAGATGCCCGGTCCACGCGGAGATCCTGGCCACGCCGTACAGGTCGACACCGCCGTCCGACCCGACGTCGACGGTCAGGAAATGACCGAAGGTCGACCCCTCGGGTACGTCGCCCTCTGCCGTGCTGGCCGAGACCGCGGAGCTGTCGAACGACCCCGGCGCGTGCGCGAACGTGCCGGACATGAACCGGCTCTCGGTGTTGTCGACGTTCGTCCAGTTGACGTACAGCGTCGTGGTACCGCCGGAATACGTGGCGTCGACCGTCCAGAGCGTCCACTCGGTGAAGTCGTAGTCGTCCGTCGTCTTGGTCACGTCGAGCCAGAAGCCGGGCGCTACCGCGCTGTTCGACCCCTGCAGCTGGATCTCCCCGGTGCTGGGCAGGATCACGATCTGGAACGCGTCCCCGGCGCCGCCACCACCGGAGGTGTTCCAGGAGTACATGAACGTGTCTGCGGACGTGAGCGGCTCGAGGCGCTGGACCCAGGAGTGCTGCCATCCGGTCGTGCTGGTGGACGACGGGGTGACGCCGGTGTAGAGGTTGACGCCGCCGTTCTCGTTGATGTCCATCAGCGGGGCGGACGACGGCGGGCAGCTCTGGCTGTCGAACTCGACGCCACCGGAGAACGCGAACCCCTGTGGCCCGGGGAAGGTCGGCTCGGGCACGGCGGTGGTCCGCGGCTGCTCTGCCGGAAAATAGGCGGTGACGTTCGACAGGCCCTCGTTGTACGCCCGGAACGCGGACTTCAGCGGCTCCGTCCACTGCCCGATCCGCTGCAGCAGGCCGCCGCCCTCGACGTCTGTCCAGGCCCGGCCACGCCGCGGTATGCGCCGGAAGTCCCGATCCTGGTCGCTCGACCATGACGACGCCTCGACGACACCGCGGACTTTCCCACCCACCGACACCCTGGCCGGGGTGTTCCGCCCGGCCTTGTCGTACAGCGGCGACTCCGGGTTACTGGTGCGGTACCGGTCCTCGCGGTTGTCGAGCTGCGCCGTGATCTGCGCCGGCCGCGGCGCCGGGGACTCGTCGCCCTGCCCGCGCCTGATGGTGATCGGGTCGCCCGAGAAGACGTCATCGTCGACGGTGATGTCGTGCCAGGCGGCGTCGTAGTAGAGCTCGAAGGTGACGTCCTGGCTAGGCATTGGCGCCGCCGAGAACACGCTGAACGTTGCCACCACGGCGACGAATCGCCCGGGCCAGGATCTCGACCAGCACGTCATCGAGCTCAGAACCTCCCGACCGGATCACGATGTCGCCACCGCCCCGACCGGCTGGGGTTACGGTCTCACCGGCCATCGCCAGGATGGGAACCTCCGTACCCGGCGCGCCCGGCACGATGCCGCCGGCGTGGAACTTCGGCAGATTCGGCACGGAGATGTGGTAGCCGCCGATCCCGGGAATCCATCCGGGCACCGTCCACGACAGCCGGCCGATCGTGTTGTTCCACGCGGTCGAGATCATGTTGAACGCGGCCCGGTACGGGGCGGAGATGAACCCGGCGACCTTGGAGAACGCCGACCCGATCCAGCCGGGGATCTTCTTCAGGAAGTCCCACGAGTTCCGGGCCGCGCGGGTGACCCACGACCAGGTGTTCCGCCACGCCCGCTGGAACCAGTCCGTCTTCGTCGCGATCAACACGATCACGGCGATCAGGGCGACGATACCCAGGACGATCCACGTCAGCGGAGAGGCCAACTGGGCCGCGTTCCACGCCCACTGCGCGGCCGTGACCAGCGCGACCACACCGACGACGGCGGTCAACAGCGGCGTGATCATGTTGAGCTTGTCGGCCCACTGCTGCAGACCGGTCGGGTTTGCCTCACGCAACGCATCGTTGAGGTTGAGCTGCGCGTCCTTACCGTCCCGGACCGCCTGGGTCGCGTCGTTGGCGTACTGCTTGCCGTCGACCAGCGCCTGATTCGCATCGATCCGGGCCTGCTCAACATCCTCCAGGGCCTGGTTCTCGTCGTGGTTCGCCTGCGTCAGATCGAGCTGCGCCTGCTTCGCCTCGTCGGAGTTCACCCCGAATTCCTTGACGGCTGCGTTGTACTCGTCGAACGCCATCTTGGAGTCGAGCTGAGACTGAGTCACATCGATCTGCGCCTGCTTCAGGTCCAGGCCGGCCTGCCGACCGTCCGCCTGGGCCTGAGTGAGGTCGACGGTGGCCTGCTCCAGGTCGATCGCGGCCTGCTCGCCGTCGAGCATCGCCTGCTCGACGTCGGCGTTCGCCCGGGCCAGCCGCGACGCCCGCTGCGCACCGGCCTGCTGGAAATCGGCGAGGCCCTGCACCGCGCCAGCGGCGGACTCGATCGCGTCGGTCATGCCGGTGACGCCGGCGCCGAGCGACCCGATCTTGTCGTTGAAGGACTTCGAGGACTTGCCTGCCTGGTCGAAGTCCGTGCCGGCGTTCTTCGCCGCGGCCGCGACGTCGTCAGTCGCCGCCGTCGCCTGCTTAGCCGCCTTCTGGAGCTTCGCGGCGTCCCCGGCGAACTCCAGACTCATCGTGTTGGGCATCAGTCCTCCACCAGCCCCGCGTTACGGACGACCGCGGACAGCGACTTCTGCAACTGCGCCTCGATCCGGGGGCGGATCCGCCGCAGCGTCGGGTAGATGTAGCGGCCCTCGCGGATGAACTCACGCTTGACCGGGCGGCCCTTGACCCGGCCCTCACCGCCGAAGTCCAGCCACGGATACCAGGGCGCCTTCTTCCCGCCGGCCGCGACCCGGGCGGAAGTGCGCGTCGACCGGGCGACCAGGGAGCGGCGGGCAGCGCCGGACACCGCGGGGATTTCCGGCCTGGTCTCGTCGACGAGCAGCTGCGCCGCGGCGTTGAGCGCCAGCCGCAGCTCCTTCGGGGCGCCGGCGTCAACGGCGCGCAGGCCCTTGTTGAGCGCGGCGAGGCCGGTCACGGAGACCTTCAGCTCTTCCACCCGGTCACCCCCTCTTCGCGTTCTCCAACTCGATCTGCTGCGCCCGCATGGCGTGGAACACCTTCCACGTCTCGAACTCCGCGTTCGGCATCCGCCGACGTAGCTCTCCGACGGTGCCGATCTTCAGCCAGTCGGCCAGCTGGTACTCGAATCCCAGGTCAGTCGTCTCCAGCTGCTCCCGGATCGCTTTTGTCGGCACCCTCGCCGCGCCCGCTCAACGCCTTGATGTGGTCCATCAGGACTTTCAGGTCGCCGTTCGCCCCCGACTTGCGCTGCCACTTCTCGACCTGCGCCAGGGTCAGTTTCGGCTGGACCACGCAGGCGACGACCTGCCTGCGCTCGTACAGCGCGATGTCGGTGAGGACCCCGTCGGAGTCCATCAGCCCCTTGGCGCTGAACATCGACTCATACCTGGTCAGCCCGCGGACTCTGACCTTCTTGCCGGACGGCAGGGTCAGATCCTCGCCGTCGCCGAGGTCGCCCTCGGCCAGCTCATCGGCGCTCGCGTACTCGGTCATGCCTGGTCCGCCGAGTCCCAGTCGTCTGACGGCTGAGTAGCCAACGCCCACGTCCGGTACCCGGCCACCGGGGCGGTCTCCGTGTAGCCGGTGATCACCGCGTCGAAGCTGTCCTGCGGCAGGCCGCTGCCGGTGCCCTCCGGCCGGTACACGATGGTCACCTTCGTGCCCTTCAGCGGCTTCAGGACGGCCCGCGGACCACCCGCAGCCGAGTCGTACTTGCCGGAGCAGGAGAACGCGCCGGTGCCCAGCGTCGGGTCGAACACCAGACTGTTCTTGCCGTACGTGGTGTTGTCCTCGGTACCACTGGACTCCTCGCAGCTGCTGTCGGTGCAGTACTCCGAGACGTCGTTGCCGTCGATGATGATGACGGTTTGCTTGCTGTGTACGCGCGCCACGATGCCCTCCCTTACGCGCTGGTGCCGACGATCACGACGTCATAGGTGACGCTCGTGCCCGAGGACGAGTTGGTGATGGTCAGCAGGTCACCGGTGGACGCGGTCACGGCGACCTTGCCGTCGGCCGGGCACGACCACATGAAGACGCCGCCGGGCGGCACCGGGATGCCGTCGCCGGCCGCGAGGAACAGCGGCACCCCGTTCGACGCGGGCCGGGTCACGTTGACGTTGTTCGTGTTCGCCGTCGCCGCCGAGATCAGCACCGCACGGACCTCGACGAACGTCAGCGTGGTCCCGTACGCGTTGGCCAGCGACCCGGCCAGGTCCAGATCCTCGGTGCCGGACGCGGCCAGGGTCCGCTGGTCGTGGAACATCAGGTCTGCGCTGTTCGCGCCGGTCCCGTTGGACAGGTCGATCTTCGTCTTCTTCAGGAACGCGTCGGTCGGGGTACCCAAGTCGAGTACGTTCTTGTACACCGCGTCGATCTGCGCGGTCACGGTCGTCTTCAGGGTGGTGGCCATCAGGTCCCTCCAGGGCCGACTACGGTGGCTTTGAACATGGCGGTCAGGTAGGGCACGGCGCCGATCTTCTCGACGTCGAACTCGGCCGACGTCACGGTGAGGTCATCGCACGTCGTCCAGGTGTGCGCCTCCATGTGCGCGATCACCGATTGCGGGCCGGCATCCGCCGTCCACCCGGCGACCGTGTCCCGGGCCGCCCGGGACGTGGCCTTACCGACGACCAGCACCATCGGCAGGTCCGTGTATCCGGTCTCACCCTGCTGGTATGCCTGCTGGTAGTCGACCGACCGCGGGTAGGACACGTACCCGGCCGGCGGCGTCAGGCTCTCTACCGGGTAGTCGAACACCCGCAGCCCGGTGATCCCGGCCAGGACTGCCGCAGCTTCCTTCATGACGTCGTCGAGCCTCATGCCGCCCACCACTTCCGGCGTAGCGGCTTCAGCGACGTCCGGAAGTCCGGGTCGAGCTGGGCCAGCAGCCGCAACTCGCCCTGCTCCTGCGGCGAGCCGGAGATGCCGAACGGGCTGTCGCGGCGCGCGGCCAGCCGGGCTCCCTGCAGCATCAGGCCGGTCTTCGCGACCGTCGGCCCCACCGACGCCGGATCCCAACCCCACAACGCGGTCACGGTCAGATCCCCGGTGAACGACGTCGCATCAGAGCCGAAGATCAGCCGCTCATACGGGCGGCCCTTCTTCACCGCGTTGACCGGCCCGTACGTGTGCCCCGTGACAGTGGTGCCGTCCTCATCGACCACGGTCAGCCCGGTCACGTCCTGCACGTCGTCGACGACCAGGACGTGCGCGCACAGATGCCGGTCGTAGACCGGCGTGTACGTGCGAGCCTCCAACGCGGCGACCTGCCCGAACTGACGGCTCGTGTGGTCGTCAATGTTGCGGGACACGGTCGTGATCCAGAGCGCGATGAACACGTCGTCGGCGGCGTCGTCGATCCGCAGATACGACTTGAGCTCAGCAGGCGTGGCGTAGTCCGGTGCCCAGGTCATGTCCACGTCCCCGGGGTCCCGCCGGCGGTGCACAGGTGCCATGCCCCGGCCGAGTCCAGCACCACATCACCGGCCGCCCACGTGCCCGTGGCCGGCGCCCCGGCGGTGGCCTTGAATCCGGCGAAGACGACCGGGCCCAGCGCGTTCTTCGACCCGACACCGACCGTCCCCGCGGTCGGGTCAGCATCCAGGACGTACGTGCCACTGAACGCCGACTCGGCGCAAGCCCACCGGCCGAGCGCGTGCGCCAGCGCAGCCCCGGACTCCAACCGGGCGTAGTTGCGCTGGGTGCCGGTGCCACCGGCGCCGGACCACACCGACAGGAACAGGTCCGCCCCGGCGCCCTCCAGGTCGAGGTCTGTTCCGGAGGTCCGGAGCACGTAGCTTTTCGTCGCCCCATCATCCTGGATGGTGACGTTGCCGGTGACCGTCCCACCGGTCACCGGCAGGTAGTCGGAGACGTCACAGGTGTTGAAATGATCGGCCATCGTCGCCCTCCCTGTCAGCTGACCGTTGCCGGGCCGTGGTTGAGCACACGCCACCGCAGCGGATAGAAGCCGTTCGTGCCGGCGTAGATCGTGCCGGCACCGCCGGAGTTGACCGCGAAGCAGATCGTGACGTCCCCGTCGACGATGTCGTCGGCGTCGGCCACGAAGTCGAAGACGGTGCCATGGCCGGCGAACCCGGCAATGTCCGGGTAGAACGACGGGTCGCCCTCGTTCGCGGGCGTGCCGGTGCCGGACGACCCGAACCGGACCAGCGCCGCGGCGGCGCCGATCACCGCCAGGTCGATGAACGTCCCCAGGTCGGGGTCGACGACCATGCCCATGATCTCCACGGACAGGTAGTCGCCGACCGACGCCGGGATGACCAGGGTCGGACCGCCGGTCAGCGCCGCCCACGCACTGGACGTGTTCTGCGGGGTGAGGTTCCCGCTGGTGACAACCGACCGTTCCACAACCAGGGTGGTCCCGCCGCCTACGTCGGAGGCGTCACAGGTGTGGAAGAAATCGGCCATCACGGCACCAGGTTCGCTGACACCGTGTAGGTGATCGAGTCCGTGTCGGCGTGCGTCATCGTCACCCGCCACGTCTGCGGCAGCACATCCGACGCGGACGCGTTGGCCTGCACGGCGATCCCCGGATACACCTTCAGGACGGTCGTGCCGGTGGCGGTGATCGCGTCGCCGGTGAGGATCGTGTACCACGAGTCCGATGCGGCGTCGTACGCCTCGACCACGGGCACCACCGACGGTGTCGCCGTCACCGCGGTGACGTCGATGACGAAGTGGCCGCCGCGCTCGGCACGCCGGTTGACCTGGGTGACGGCGGTGGGGGTCGCGGTCCGGGCGGCCGACGGGTAGAGGGTCCGCGCGGTGCCGACAGCCTGCGTCATGCCGCTCCTTCCGGTTCCGTTTTAGGTGCCCCGGGGATCCTCCCGACCAGTAGGTTCCCGGGGACGGTGTTCGCTTCCTGCCAGCTGGTGCCGGTCGGGTGGTCTTTCAGACTCGCGGCGGCCAGAAACATGCGCCGGTGATGCCGTATTCGCGGGCCTGGTCCTCGGTGGCGAACAGCACCACCGACGTCTTCCACTCGCACGCGAGACCGTCGTTGAGCACCTTGACGTTGACCGTCCAGCCGCCCTGCGTCCGCTCGCCCCACACGCGGGTGACGACGGCCGGAGCGGTGTCGTCGCCGTTGTTGACCTCCGGGGCCACACCGACGAGCACGATGCGGCCCTTGCTGGGGGTCTGCATCAGAGGACCCCGGGGACGCCGAGGACCGTGCAGTGACAGACGAACGTGTCCGTCGACCCGGACGAGGTGACCCGCACCCGCAGCCACGGACGCCCGGACTGGAGCTTCACCGAGATCTGCGAGAACGCATCCCCGGTGGTGACCGCGAGCGTGCCGGTGGTCACCGCCGTCGCCGGGGTGCCGATGTCACCGGCGTTGTCGTCGGCGTCCTGGATCACCCACGTCAGGCTGTCGGTGGTGCCCGCCGTCGACGCGGTCAGGATGACCAGCACCCGGTCACCGTGCACGTACGTGTAGCCCGGCTCGGTGGAGACGACCGACGCCAGGTCGATGTCGTTCGGCGTACCGAAATCGAAGGATGTGGTGGTCGCCGTGCTGATGGTGACCTTGGACGTGCCGAGGACGTGCAGCTCAGGGGAAATGATCTCGCGGGCGGGCATGCCTGCTCCTTACTTGGCTACGACGTGGACGGCGACCTGGGCGCCGTCGCCGGTGAGAGTGCGGGCCACGACCCGCAGATAGCGGACGACAGGGCTTTTCGTGCCGCCGCCGGAGGCGACCATCGGCGCGCGCAGGGTGGCGTCGACCAGATCGGCCCAGTCCGAGCCGTTGATCGACCCTTGCAGCGCGACCGTGACCGCCGTAGCGGCCGGGTTCGGGGCGATCTGCAGCCCGAACCGGTCGGTGCCGGCCGCCGGCCGAGACGTCGACTCGGGCGTCTCGGCGGTCAGCGTGAAGTCGTAGTTGTAGACCGGCATGTCACTGCTCGCCGCACAACGCCGAGTAGGCCTGCGTGTTCTGCTGGGTGGCGTCGGCCCGCATCCAGGCGGTGTACTCGATCTCCCGCTCGTTCGCCCGGTTCCACGGGTTCACCACGACCTCGATCGACCGGACCCGCCGCAGGACGTAGCCCTCGAGGATGTCGCCGAACGCACCCCAGTTCACCGTGTTCGAGTCGATGTCGATGTCCGGCAGGCCCTGGTCGATGGTGTACGGGTAGTCGAGCAGCATCCCATCCGAGGCGGGGTCACCGATGGTGGAGGTCATCGACCGCCACAGCGGGTCACCGTTCGAGTCCTTGATCTGCCGGATCGTCTTCAGCGACGAGTCGTTGAATACCCACCTACCGTTGGCCCGGTAGGCCGGATCCACGGAGTGGATGAACGTCAACAGGTCGTCGTAGGTGATGCCGGCGGTGTCGTCGGCCGGCTCGATACCGGTCAGGCCGTAGACCAGTCCGAGGGGCTGAGCGACGCCGTTGCCGTTCGCGAGGTCCGCGGCGAGGCCGCGGGCCAGCCGCAGGCCCATCAGCCGGGCCAGCCGGCTCTCAAGGTCGAACTGCTGGTCCTGGATCAGCTCCCGCGGGAGCCGGATCGGCACGGACGATGGGCCGCCCGTCTGGTAGGTGTACGCCCGGAGCTCCTTCTTCCCGAACACGACCGCGTTCTGGTTCGCCGGCGCGGTCGACTCGGGAACCACCTCGGCTTCGTTGGCGACGTCGTCGACGGTGGGCCACTCGATGGTGTTACCCGTGTCGGTGTTGAGCTGGTCGCAGATGTTCGCGATGCCGCCGAACGCCTGCATCCGCTCGATGATCTTGTTCCGGAAACCGGGCGGCACCAGGAAGCCACCCTCGGAACCGACCGAGGAACCCTGCGCCATGTTCGGCCGCAGCTCCGTCAGGTCCGCGTTCGGGACACCGGTGCGCAGGAACGCGGTGAACGCCTCCTCCAGGCCGTTGTCCGGCCGGGCCGGCGCGACCGTGCCGAGCGGCGCCACCGGAGCACCACCGGGGACGCCGGGACCGGTGGCGGGCATGTTGTACGCGTTGTTCCGCGCCATGACCTGGTTGGTGCGCTGGGTCGTGACCAGCTCCGCTTCGAGGGCCTCGTACTGGGTGACCTCCTCGTCGGTGAGGGTGCGTCCCTCGGCGGCGGCAAGCAGCGCGTTCATTGCCGCCTGGATCTCTTCGATGGTCCGCATCGTCATCCTTTCCTGAGGTAAGCGCGGGCACGTGCCCTGACGAGCTGGCTGGCGCGGTCCTCCGGGGGCGGAGGTGGCGCGTTCTTGGTTTTGTTACCGATGACCGTGTCGGCGAGGCCGGCCTCGACGGCCGCGGCCGCCGGGTACCAGGTGGTCTTGTCCATCGCCGCCAGCCAGGCGTCGACCGGGCCGCCGGCGCGGGCCTGGTAGATCTCGGCTGCGGACTGGTCGATTCCCTCGAGGACGTCGGCGGTCTCCCGCAGGTCGTGCATGTTCCCGATCGCGATCCCCGACGACCGGTGGATCATGATGCGGGCGGCCTGCTCGACGGCGATGTGGTCGGCGCCCTGCAGGATCACCGACGCCGCCGACGCGGCGATGCCGGTCACGACGGCCTCGACCCGCGACGGGTGCCCTTTGAGCGCCGAGTAGATGTCCAGGCCGTCCCAGACCAGACCGCCCGGCGAGTTGACCCGCATGTCGATGATCGGGGCAGTGATCTCGGACAGCGCCCGCACGAACTCGGACGCCGGCGTATCCCAGCCGATCGTGTCGTACACGTACACCTGGGCCCGCTCTTCGGCCTGCCCGGTGACCCGGTACCAGCCCTGCGCCGAGCCGTTGCCCGGGGCCAGGTCGGCGGCGTTGCGGAAGCCCAGCGACCGGGCCCGGTCGGCGAGCGCGGTCAGGTCAGGCAGTGAGCGCATCAGCGGGCTCCTCAGTCGGTGCGGGCTCTGTCGCGGGTCCGCCGAGGAGGACGTTCCCGCCGTCGAGCGGGGCAAGGTTACGGAGGGCACGGCCTTCGTTCCGGGTGATCAAACCCCCGGCGACCTGCTTCAAGATCAGGTCAATCTCGGTCTCGACGTTCGGACGCTCAAGGCCGGCGAAGTCGAACTCGCACCACCGCTGGACACCCAGCAGCCTGGACAGTCGCTGCTCCACCCGGGAGGTCCACGGAGACAACGTGAACTTTCCCAAACCCCGGTTCTGCTCGTTGACGCCGGTACCCCACGACGTCTGCTTGTCCGTCTGCATCAGCAGGTGTGGCGGCACTCCGAACCATCGGGCGATCTCCTCGATCGAGAACTGCCGGGACTGCAGGAACTGCGCGTCAGCGGCGGACATGGTCCACGGGGTGAAGGTCAACTTTCGGTTCACCACGGCGATCGAGCCGGCGTTCTCCCAGCCGAGCATGTGCCGGTTCAGCTCCTGCTTCGCCACGTCCAGCTCGTCTTTTTCGAGGTCCTCATCCGGGACTGCCAGGCCGGACATCAGCGCACCGTTGGAGAACATCTTCGCCGCGGACCGCTCACCGGCAATCGCCGTCCCGAAGCTGTTCCGGGCGATCGTCAGCGGCGACAGGCCCTTCAACCCGTCCGGGGACTGCGCCGAGATGTGCGTCAGCGTGGTCGCGTCGTGCACTGTCTGCCGGCCCCAGATGTCGGTGACCCGGTACCACTTGTTGCCGACCGGCCACACCTTGTCCTCCGGCCGCGGCCAGAACACCTCAACGTGCAGCGGGTGCTGCGGCATCAGCGAGAACAGCCCACCGGCGCCGTTGTACACGTGCAGCAGGTACGCGTTTCCATGCAAAAGCAGATGAATCATGATCGTTTCGACCCACTCGAAACGGGTCATACCGGAGAGGCCGCCCTGCGGGTCGTCGAACACCGACGGCACCCGATCCAGGCGGCCGGCCCGCTCCCGTAACGTGCGTAACGGCAGCTGCGCGATCGTCCCCGAGATCAGCGACACGGCCCGGTATACGGCGGACAGGCCCATCGCCGTGCCCTCGTCGACGTGGACACCGGAGTAGTTGCCGCCGCCGGCGGCCATCATCGCCGACACGATCGACTGCGGAATGTCGACGTTGGCGCGCGGCGCCAGGTCCGTCGACGAGCCCGGATCGGTGGCGGGCGCGTCGGGAACGTACTGCTCCCTGCGCTGCCACGGCCACCTCATGGCGCTGAGGCTACCTCATATTGAGGTTGCCTCGGTATCGTCAAGTCATGTCCGTACGTGACGCCGTAGACACCGCGCTTGCCGCCGAACCCGCCGGCCAGCGTGACGTCGCCACGGCCGAACTCGCACGGACGTACGCCACCCTCATCGACCAGGCGGCCCCCGCGGCGAAGTACACCAAGGCCCTCGACTGGCTGACCCGCGCCGCCGCCGACGACGAGGACGACGACGCCGGCCGGCACATCGACACGATCCGCGTCGCCCTCGCCGCGCACTCCGTCGCGTCCGACCTCGGCCCGAAACTCCTCGCCGCGCTCGAAGCCCTCCTGCTCAGCCCCCGCGCCAGGGGAGTCGCGATGAAGGGCGGCACCGATGGCAAGCCCGCAGCCAGCCCGCTCGACGAGCTCGCGGCCCGCCGTGCTGGGATCGGTTGTCCCCCGGCTGTCCACCCCACCACTGAGGGACTTGTCTGACCCTGCCGCCTCGTGGGGCTACGCCTTCATCGCCTTCTGCGACCTGATCGGCTGGCAGCTCGACCTGTGGCAACGGTGGCTCGCGATCCACCTCGGTGAGCTGTTCCCCGACGGGTCGCCGCGCTACCGCAAGGCCATCATCCTGGTGGCCCGGCAGAACGGGAAGACCGTGTTCGCCCGACTGCTGATCCTCTACTGGATGTTCATCGAGCGCGTGCCCTACGTCCACGGCACCCACAAGGACCGCGGCGAAGCCAAGAAGAGCTGGCGCGAGGCCATCGACATGGCCGAGTCCGTGCCGCTGCTCGCCGCCGCACTACCCCCGGACCACGCCCGCCTGCAGATCAGCGAGGAGGACTTCTGGAACGACTACGGCTCGCACTACGGATTCTCCGCGCCCAACCGCAAAGCCGGCCGCGGCAAGACCACCCACCGCGCCCTCATCGACGAACTCCTCGAGCACAAGAACCGCGACTGCTGGAACGCGCTCATCCCCGGCATGAACGCGCTCGCCGACGCCCTGGCCGTCTGCATCACCAACGAGGGCGACACCTCGTCCATCGTGCTGCACGAGGAGTACGACGCCGCGCTGGAAGCCGCCGAGACCAGCGACCCGGAGACCGACACGTTCCTCGCCGCATGGTCCGCGCCGGCCGGCGCCGACCCCGAAGACCTCGAGGCCCTGGCGTGCGCCAACCCGAGCCTCAACCGGCCGCGGCCCAACGGGACCGGACTGACCGACCGGGCGTTGCTCGGCGAGGCCAAGAAGGCCAAGCGCGCCGGCGGTCGGACGCTGGCCGAGTTCAAGATCGAAATGATGTGCATGCGCATCGACCAGCTCGACCCGGCCATCGACCCCGAGCTGTGGAAGAACGCCGGCACCGACACGCCGCTCAACCTCGCCGAGCACCGCCGCGCCCTCGCACTGTGCTTCGACGTGAGCCTCGACGGCAGCCACGCCACCCTGATGGCCGCCGCCATGGTCGACGGCATGGTCCACCTCGAGGTCGTGAAACGGTGGCATGGCTTCGGCTGCACGGCCGCGCTCCGGGCCGACCTGCCCGACCTGGTCCGCACGCTCAAGCCGCGCGTCCTCGGCTGGTACCCCGGCGGGCCGGCCGCCGCCGTCACCACCGCGCTGGCCGAGCGGCGCGGGCAGTGGCCGCCGCGCCGGGTCACCGTCGAAGAACTCCGCGGCACCGAGGTACCCGCGATCTGCATGGGCCTCGACGACGCCGTCAAAGCCGACCAGGTCCGCCACCCGAAAGATCCGATGCTCGACCAGCACGTCAAGCAGACGCAGAAGCTGAGCCGCGGCGACCAGTGGGTGTTCGTCCGGCGCGGGAGCGGGCCGATCGACGGCACCTACGCCGCGGCCGGCGCGGTCCACCTGGCCCGGACGCTGCCGCCGCCACCGCCACCGCTCGCCGTGGCGTAGGGGCAACGGCGGGACCCCCAGAGGCGATCTGAGGGCGACCCCGCCGCCCTATCCGCAACAGCACGGGCGCGACCCGCCTGTCCCGCGGCGACGGGCCCAGTTTCCCACAAAAAAAACCAC